GTAGATTTAGAGAAAAAATGGATGCTGGAAACTGGTCATTACCACTTTCTGGTTCTAATGGATTATTCTCTTTCATTGATAATAGTGGTAAGAAATTTAGTGATGAGAATGGGTTAAGCGGTAGAGTATTCAAAGTAATAGAAGGTAATTTGAATTTAGGTACTCAAAACGAAGCAACAACTACAACCACAACTGACCCAACATCTGGAGAAGGTTATGGTTCATTTTATCCTGATAGGGGTATTATTGTTCTTAATCCTAGAGCAGTTGGTAATAGAGTAGGTAACGTTTGGAACGAAGTATATCAGGCGGTAGGTCACTTAGCGCCAGGTGGTGCTGGGGCAACATCCGCACCTAACAACGCTACATCAACCGCAGCTGAACAATACTATCACAAAAGATTGTATTACGCAATTAAAAATGGTAAAGATTTTGAAGCAAGAAGAACTGAAAATGTATCAACACAACATTTCTTTGTAAGAGCAACAAATAGAGAGTTTAACTACTCTAACAATCCTACTTATGTAAATGCAGATGGTACATTTACTGAAACTACTTTTAAAACTGACCCGCAAACGTATATTACAACGGTTGGTTTAATGAATGATTCAAACGAATTGATTGCAGTAGCTAAAACATCACAACCAATTGCAAAATCATTTGATAAGGAAGTATTAATTAAAGTTAAATTATCATTCTAATACAATTAGTTAGATAAAGTGTAAGACCCCCAATTCGTTGGGGGTTTTTCTTTTTATTTATATTTATATAAAAGTAAAAAACTAAAATGATTAAAGAAATTCCAAAATCCGATATTATTATTAGACCTATAAAGGTTTATAAGGAATGGACATTGGATGAAAATGATATATTTCCAATATTTGCTTTAAGTGGAAGTAGTGGTAATTTTAATGATGAGTTTGAAGAAACAAGTAATGGATTTACTAAAAAAAGTTTATACGCATCAATAAAAGCACAATTTTATAGAAATCCAGCAACTGCATCTATATTAACCGAAGTTGGAAAACGAAAATCATATGCATCTACGGATGAAAGAAATATAGAAGATGAAATTGTAGTATTTTCAATACCTCAATCGTATTATGGTGAGGGTATTAAAATAGGTAGTGTTAGTTTATTGGATGATGATACCAATGTGACTCTAACCGATGATGGTTATTCAAATCTTATAAATTCTAGTAATAATATTAAAGGTAATATATTTTACGATAGAGGATTAATAGTTGTAGCTAAAGATATTACATCCGGTTCAAATTTTAATACTTTTAGATTAAATTATCGTTCTACTAAAACAATTTATGAAAATGAAATATTCATATCCGTTTTAGAAGATGAATTTAATTATTCACAAAATCCATCTGCTGTATATGAAGATGGAGCAACGTATGATATGATAACTGTTACTAACAGAAATGATGTAACCGGAAATAACACATATTCCAAACCAATTTATAAAGGTGGTGTAAAATATGTAAAGAAAAAAACCGATTTACCAAATGGTAGTGGTTCTTTGGATTTTAGAATACAATCAAACATAGACCCATTAAAATATGGTAGTTGGGATGATTACGATGAATTAATAACAATAGACCCTACCGGTTCTTATTTAGCTCCATATATTACAACTATTGGTTTATATGATAATGAACTTAATATGGTAGCTGTTGCAAAATTACCACAGCCAATAAAATCATTACCAGACTATCCTGTAAACTTTATAGTTAGGTTTGATACTTAAAATAGTTTTGTTTTATATTTATACATAAAGAAATAATAAAATGGCATCAATTATAGAATTATACGGAACTAACGGACCTAAAGCAGGTATGATAGACCCAAAAGGAAAAGATAAAACTCCAATAAATCCTGATGGTGGATTGGATTTGGCAACAAATGAAACAAAACTTCTTAAATCAAGAGGTGGTGCATTAAACACCAAAAAATATTCTGATTCTGTTAAAAAATAAATTATGCCATCAATATTGGAATTATATCAAATGAGTTTACCAATGACTGCAAAAGCAGATACTAAAGGTAAAGATAAAACCCCAATATCACCCGATGGTGGGTTGGATTTGGCAGGAAGTTCCAATTTGGAAAAGGCATTAGTTAGTAAGGTGAATACAGTAACGTATTCAAGTAAAATAGCACCAGAAGGAAAATAAAATGAATTGGTTATATGAGGGAAATATTGTTACGGAAGAAGACGTACCTGTTGGTGCGGTGGGATTCGTATATAAAATAATTCACATTCCAACTGGTAGATATTATATAGGTAAGAAATCACTTACATCAACTAGAAGATTAGCACCACTTAAAGGACAAAAAAGAAAAAGGACAGTAACCAAATCTTCAGATTGGGAAAAATACTATTCTTCAAACGATTGGATTAAAGAACAAATAAAGGAAGGTAAAGCTGAAGAATTCAGTAGAGAAATCATCCAATACTGCTTCTCTAAAAAATCATTAACATATTACGAAATCTATTGGCAGTTTCATTATAATGTACTTGCCGATGATAATGCAATAAACGAAAACCTAATGGGTAAATTCTATCGTAGGGATTTACTTTAAACACAAAAGTTATGACAATACCTGAAATATCAAAAAAATACGGAATCTCCGAAGCATATTTAAATGCAAAAGATGATGCAGTACAAATTGCAGCAGCATCTATATTAGATTTAAAAGCTATGGTTGAGCAAAATCACCCAAAAGAAACTATCACAAAGAAAATGCAGTTTTTAGCAGATTTCTTATATGATGTAAAAAATTCTAATCATTAATTTGGAATTGTAAAATAATCTTCGTATATTTGTAAGATTATAATCCAAATTATGCTATCTGGTAAAAATAAAATTGTAGTTATATCGATTTTAGACACAACGCTTGGTGTTGGTTCATCTCTCAAAGGGAATGAGCAACAACACCACTGTCCATTCTGTCATCATCACAAAAAGAAACTACAAGTCAATTTAGATACGCAACAATGGCATTGTTGGGTTTGTAACTCCAAAGGACGTTCCATCACATCTCTTCTCCGTAAACTAAATGTTGATAGGAGAGATTTGGATAGGTTACATAAAATCTATGGAGATGAACCTGTATATTCACCAACGGAAGAGTATGTAATCAAACTACAATTGCCAAAAGAGTTCAAACAATTGTATTTTAAACCATCGGGTCTATTCAATCCAATATACAATACTGCAATTCATTACCTAAAACAAAGAGGTATTAAAGAATCGGAAATTGTAAAGTATAACATTGGATATTGTGAAAATGGATTATATGGTGGTAGAATTATTATACCATCCTATGATGATAGTGGTGAGTTAAACTATTTTATTGCTCGTTCTTTCTATGAGGATGAAAAGATGAAATACAAAAACCCACCTGTTAATAGAGATGTGATTGTGTTTGAAAATCAAATCAATTGGAATGAACCTATCACATTAGTTGAGGGGGCATTTGATGCATTCTCCGTAAAGAGAAATGTAATTCCTTTATTGGGTAAGTTCCTATTAAGTAAATTAAAGAATAAGATTTTTGAAAAAGGTGTAAAAGAAATTACCATAATGTTAGATTCAGATGCTATTGAAGATTCCACAAAGCATTCAGAATGGTTTATTAAAAACGGAATTAAAGTTAAGAATATAATACCTACCGGTAAAGATGCTGGGGAGTTGGGATACGAAAGAGTAAACGAACTTATTAAAACTACTACTGAAACTGGTTGGGATGATTTAGTCCTTACCAAATTAAACAACGTATGAGTATAAAAAGAATATATCACATTGCAGATGTTCATATCCGTAATGTAAAAAGACACAACGAATATAGACAAGTATTTGAAAAAATGTTTGAGGAGATTCGTAAGAGGGGAACGGAAGATTCACTCATTTATTTAGCTGGAGATATTGCCCATGCTAAATTGGAAATGAGTCCTGAATTATTAAAAGAAATTAGTTGGTTATTTACGGAGTGTTCTAAACATTGTGAAACTATCCTCATAGCAGGAAATCACGATTGTAATATGAACAACTCTGATAGATTGGATGTTCTGACCCCAATCGTAGATGCATTGAATCTACCAAACTTTCATTACCTTAGAGATACGCAAGTATATTCAATTGGAGGAATTGATTTTTCAGTATTCTCTATTTTTGATAAAAGAGATAATTGGATTACAGCAGATAAACTATTTGGTAACAAAAAGATTGCACTATTTCACGGACCATTAGATACATCCACAACCGATGTAGGATATGTGGTAAGTAGTAGACACTTTAAGCCGGAGATATTTGATGGATTTGATTTGGCTCTATTGGGTGATATTCATAAGAGACAGGAAATCATATCGGAGGCAGGATGTAAGATTGTATATGCTGGTTCATTGGTACAACAAAACTTTGGAGAGAGTTTAGATAAGCACGGATTTGTAGTTTGGAATATGGATACTCTAAACTATGAGGAAGTGGATATCCAAAACGAATACGGATATTACACTATGAATGTGGATAATGGTATTGTGCCCGATGTGGATGATATGCCTGTTCATCCCCGTTTAAGGGTTAAGTTATCCAATACCGATACTGCGGATACTAAAAGAGTGGTAACGGAGATTAAGATGAAGTATAACGTAGATGACTTTACAATCATTCGGACAGACTCATTCTCAAAGAGTAAGACGGGTAATAGAAGTAGTAAGTTGGACTTCGAAGATATATCCGATATTAACCACCAGAACTCCCTCATATCGGAGTATGTCAAACGAATGATGCCATATACTACCGAAGATGATTTGAAGGGCTTAGAAACGATAAATAGAGATGTAAATAGTAGAATCGTAACGGAAGATATTCATAGAAATATTCATTGGAAACCTGTAAGATTTGAATTCAGTAATATGTTCTCTTATGGGGAGGATAATACAATTAACTTTGATAAGATAGGTGGATTGATGGGATTGTTTGCACCAAACGCAGCTGGTAAATCTTCACTCTTTGATGCCATTTCATTCTGCCTTTTTGATAAGTGTAGTAGAGCATTCAAAGCAGGAAACATTCTAAACAATCGTAAGGATACATTTAGTTGTAAGTTAGAAATTGAGATTGATGGGGTAAGGTACTTTATTCAAAGGGAAGCAAAGACAGTGAGTAAGGGTAAGAGTGTTAAGGTGGATGTACAATTTTGGAAAGAGAATGGAGATGGTACGGAAATTCTAAATGGAACGGAACGTAGAGATACTAATAACATCATTGAGCAGTATGTTGGTAGGTATGAAGATTTTGTACTAACTGCCTTATCATTGCAAGGAAACAACGCACTATTCATTGATAAATCTCAAAGTGAAAGAAAGGAATTACTTTCTCAATTTATGGGATTAACTATCTTTGATAAATTATATGAAACGGCTAGTGAAGATATTAAAGAGGTAACAACACTTATCAGAAATTTTAAGAGGACAGACTTTACTTCCGAATTAGCAGAAAAGCAAAGTGAACTCAAAGAAAAGAAAGAAGAGTTTGATACATTAGATACTGAATCTAAAGAGTTGGAAACCGAAAAGAGTGAGTTGGAAAAAGAAATTATTCAGCTATCACAACAATTGACTCCAATGGATGGTAATCTAAACATTGATAGTTTGAATATCAAAAAATCAAATTTAGACCAAAATATTGAGAAGCAAATTGAAAAGATGACAGATAAGGCATCTAAGTTGGAAGAGTATGAAAAGGCATTAGAAAAAATTGGAGAGGGTATTGAAGAAAGCAAATTATACGATGCTAATCCAATTGATTATATGTACACTAAATTTACAACTCTTCAATCTACATACACATCATCATTACATTCAATTGATAAGTTACATATATCATTAGATGCTAACAAAGAAAAGTTATCTCATTTAGAAAAGCATGAGTATGACCCTAATTGTAATTTTTGTACGAACAACGTATTTGTAAAAGATGCAAAGGAAACCGAAAAAATAGTTGGTGAGCAATTGATTGTATTGGAAGAATTGGAAAAAGGTTCTAAAACAATTACTCAAAATCTACAATCATTAAAGGATGTTAAATCTCAATATGATTTGTGGATTTCTTTAACCGAAAAACAAAAGAAAGGTAATACATTATGCGATAGTACCAAATTGGAGTTAGAGCAGATGGAAACTCAACTACAACTATTCCAACATCAATTGGAAGGAGTTGAGGGAGATATCCAACGTTACAATGATAATTTGGAAACCATTTCCAAAAACAAAGAGATACAAACTAAAATATCAGAACTAACAACATCTAAAAAAGAAATTGAAAGTAAGATAGAAAATGCTAAAAAGAAACTTCTAAAATTATCATCTGATACCGGTTCAATTAATACATTCATCAAAGATATGAAAGCTAAGATGGGGGAGGTTAAAGATTTGGAAACAAAGAATCAATTGTACACATTTTATTTAGATGCGGTTAAGAGAGATGGAATTCCATACGAATTGATTACTAAAGCTCTGCCTGTAATTGAAGAGGAGATTAACAACATATTAGGACAGGTTGTTGATTTTGGAATTGTAATGGATACCGATGGTAAAAACATCAACGCTAAGATAGTTTACGATGACCAGGAATGGGCATTGGAAATGTGTAGTGGTATGGAAAAGTTTGTTAGTGGATTGGCAATCAGAGTTGCTCTTATTAACATATGTAATCTACCCCGTCCAAACTTTTTAGTAATCGATGAAGGATTTGGTACATTGGATTCCGATAACTTATCATCCCTATTTATGATGATGCAATATCTTAAAACTCAATTTGATTTTATTTGGATGATTTCTCACTTGGAACAAATGAGAGATATTGTAGATGGATTAATTGAAATCAAAAAAGATAATGGTTTCAGTAAGATTAACTTTTAACAGAAGGTAATATATTTTTTGGTTGGGGTTTTGGTAATACTTTTTCTTTTATCAAAGTCTCAACCAACCCATTTATTTTGTAACCTTTCTCTTTACAAAATTCTTTTAATGATTGATGTATTTCTACATCAATTTGTATCATTGCGTACTTTTTCATTCTTTAGATTTCTTTAGATATAATTATATGATATTTATAAAATATGGAAGAAAAATATTTATCTTTTGATTCTTGGTGGGGTGGTGTTTCTAATGTTAAAATGTCTTATGAATTAATAGCAGCTATTAGTATTATTACAAATAGAACAATTATATTACCACCAAAAGTATATTGTTGCTTTTTTTCAAATGTTAATCAAAAATCTACCTTTTTTGATATATGGGATATTTTGGATAAAGAGGCGTTTATTACCGAATTTAAGTGTGTGGAATATGTAGATGTTCCAGAATATAAAATCCTTGAAAATGATTGTCATTATTTTGAAAATGTAAATAATATAGCACTAACTATAATGTTTGGTGATGAATTTAAACAAACAGGTGTACAAGAGGCAATTGGAAATAGAGTTATTGTAAATACTATAAATGATACTGATGATTTTAACCAATTTAGTGTTAATAGAGAAGAGGTTAGTGTAAATTACAATCATAAATTTATACATTTTCCAAGAAATTTATTTGGTCATTTTTACTATAACATTTACGGAAATGGG